CGATCGAGTATCAACGCCTGCTCTGCCGTGCACGGTATGAGATAGATCAAGAGCGCGGACCACTGCCGATACGCGAGAAGAAGCGATGACGGACATCTGGACGGACGGCGCATGCAGTTCGTCGCTAGACGGTGTCGGTGGATGGGCGTGGGCTACGAAGGACGGTACATGGCAAAGCAGCGGAGCAGTCCTGCACACGACCAACCAGCGCATGGAGATGTACGCCGCGATCAAGGCGCTGGATTGGGCCAACTCACGTGTCTTTGTCATCCAGGTGCACAACCCGCCCGTCATCATCAGCGATAGCGCGTACGTCGTCAATGCGTTCAACGACAACTGGTTCGACGGCTGGGACATGACCGTGAATCCGTGGGTCAAGCGACGCAACGGTAGGCCAGTAGCGAACAGTGATCTATGGCATCGGCTGCTGGGTGCTGTGCTGCATACCCACATGGGCGCGGAGTTCGTGCATGTGCGCGGGCATCGTGGCAACGAGATGAACGAGTACGTGGACAAGTTGGCAGTGGCAGCGAAGGAGAAACTGATGGCGAGGCTGAAGTGAACGGGTTCTTGTGGTGGCCTGCCGTCTCCGTGCTCGGCGCAGTGGTCGGCGGTTGCGTGCTTGGCTGGTGGCTGTCTCGTGACTGATCAGTTGACGCTGCCAGGCATGCCAGCCGTCACGCCACGTAGGTGCGGTGTGTGTGGCGGCACGTGGTTGCGCTACCGCAGCAAGGCGGCAAGCCCAGCGGTGTTTACCTACGTCGTGCATCGACAGCGGTGGCTGAAGATAGGAAAGACCAACGACGTGCGGTTGCGTGTGCGAGACCTACGAGCGCCGGGTCGGCAGCAGTACATCATCTGTCCGCCTGGCATGGATCGGGCTGCCTACCTGTCGCTGGTACGGGTGTACGACGGCGATGTGGAGCACGAACTGCACGACCGCTGGCGGCACTTGCACGCGGCTGGGGAGTGGTTCGCCGGCGACGAGCACATGCTCGCTTGGGCGTGGGAATCATGAACCGGTCAAATCGGTCAATCGGCCGTGGGCGCTTGTCATCCTCGCTGGGCTCCCGTAGACTCGAGGTTGTCGGAGCAAGCACACACAGGAGGCAGTCATGGCCAAGGTCCAGTCCCGCACAGGAGTCGTCCACACCGCGAAAAACGTCCGCTTCGCCGGGCGCGTCGTGCAAGCACCCGCATGCAGCGGCACGCGGAACCTGCACTACGCATCGCCCGTGGAGGACGACAAGCCGCTCACCTGCGCCCGCTGCCTGGACGCCGAGGCCAAGCGTGCCGGTGCTCGCAGGCAGTACGCCAACCTCCCCATCAAGGCCGTGGAGAGCCAGTGCGACGCCCTGGCAGCCCTGCTGCGCGAGGCCCAGGAGTTCGTCGGCCCGGATCTCTCCGCCCGCATCGACGAGGCGCTGGCGGGCACCACAGCCCGCACGGCAAGCGAGCTCGGTCTCCAGTAGCCCTACCCCCAACACAGCCCGCCTAGCGACCTGCTGGGCGGGCTGTGTGCTGTGCTGGGCAGGTGTGGCCATAGGCGTCGCCAGGGCTCGCCTGAGCGGGTGTGTACCAGCCTGGCGTCTTAGGCGCTGTGCGTCTCGCTGGGTCGGGAAGCAGGGAGACTTGGCTGCCACTGCTGCCCGGTACTGGCGGGCCAGGGTGGTTCTCCAGAGCGTGGAGATTGTTCTCCATCGTCCCAAACCGGTCAAAGCGGTCGTTGGCAAGCCCGGCCTAGCCGAGGAACCACTCTCCACGATCTGGAGATCGTTCCCGAATGCGAAAAACGGTCATAAGCCTCGATACGGGCTGGAGGAGAAGTTCCAAACGGATTCTCGATTGTGGAACAGGGCTCCTCGACGGCGTATGGAGCAAATGACCGTTTTGACCGTTCGTAGAGCAGTTCTCCAGACTCGAGACTTTCTCCACCCTGAGCGCGCGGGCGCAGCCGGTCATCCCTCACACCACCCCCAGCCTTGTGTGCGCCTGAGGGTGGGCGCGCTCGCGCGCTCGTTGCGAGCGCGAGCGTGAGCGCGCACGCGGGAGCCCGCACAGGTGCGCGCGAGGCTCGGGGATTGACGGGCGTGGCTAGGCCGTGTGCGGCCGTGGTGGTCGACCCCGGCGGTACGACGGGCTGGGCCACGGTGCACCCGCAGGCCCGGCTGGTACGGGCTGGGCAGTTCGCAGGCAATGAGTGGGAGCAGGTGGACGCGGTGCTGCGGCTGTGGCTCGCACAGCGCACCGCAGCGGGCCTACCCGCGCTAGTGGTCGAGGCGTTCAGCCTGCGGGTAGGGCTCAACGAGGGTGCCAAGAGCAGGGCGGAGACGCTCAGCCCGGTGCGGCTGACGTTCGCACTGGAGTACACGATCTATCGCCTGGCAGTGCGTGGCGTGGTGCCGCCTAGATGGGGCAGCACGGGCGCGGTCGACACACGTCAGCAGGCGAACGACGCCAAGCACTTCGCCACGGACGAGCGGTTGCGCAGGTGGGGACTGTACGTGCCCGGCGATCATGCTCGGGACGCGGTGCGGCATGCCTGCCTATGGCTGACGTGGGGCGGGCGGGAACATGATCAGCAGGCAACGTTCACGACAGGTTCGTGGTCGGCGGAACGTGTGCGCTAGGTGCTTGTGCGCTTGTCCAGTTCGTCATTCAATGTATGTATGTACTGATGATGTTGTTGGTTTGGTTAGTGGCTGGTTTGAGGAGAGAACTAGTGTGTGTTGGTTGTGTTAGTACAGTATTGTCGTGCGGTGCTTGTGTGGACGAGCCAGGTTGGGGCACACTGCTGCGCATGGCAACCAGAACGTACACACGGACGAGCGTGTATCTATTCGACGATTACAGGTTGGGGAAAGTGCAGCGCAGTGTTGATGCGCTGGAGCGGGAGTTCAACAGCCGCAAGGAGCACATGGGCGAGCGCAACGAGATGGCAGGTGCTGCACGCATCGCGGCACTGCGTGCGGTACTGATGACGTGCGACGAGCCAGCGCCGGAGCAGTGACGTGAGCGACGTAGTGGTGATGGACGGAGCGGCCGAGGCGCTGACAAGCGTGCTGCTCGAGCCGGACGACAAGGTGTACGGCATGTGTTCGGCTGCGTCGCTGGCGCGTACGCCTGAGAACGAAGCGCGCCTGTTGGAGCGCGCTCGGTGCGTGATGGATCTCAACGCGGATCTCGTCGATGGGCATTGGGCGCGTCCGCTTGCGGTGTACGACGCGGGGTGGGTCTTCGGCAGACAGATGACGCGATGGGGCGTCGCAGGCGTGTGGAGGGTACGTGGCTGACGCACGGTTGGAGCAGTTGCAGCGAGACGGGCTGTGTGGCAGGGTCGCACCTGACGATGCACGGTGGGCGTACGGACGTGGGTACGGACGGCTGGCACGCGAGCGGGCTGAGGCTGTGGCCAACGAACTGTGGAAGACGGTGTGTAGTGACTGTCCGGTGCATGACGTGTGCCTGGAGTACGCGATCGACGCGGAAGAGCACGGCATCTGGAGTGGCACGGCGGATCATCAGCGCATTGAGATGCGAGAGACTCGGCTGGTGAGCTCATGAGCAACGTCGCAACCCGACAGAGCCCAAGCAGATCGCCAGGCGCCGCTAGCAAGAAGAGCCAATCACCTTGCGTGCGTTGCAACGAAGTGCACACGGGCTGCACTGGACACTCGAAGAAGAGCGGCAAGGCGTGTCGCTCGCAGACGATGAACGGCGCAGACGTGTGTCCACAACACGGACGAGGCAAGCACATCGTTGAAGCAGCCGCGCGTAGGTACAAGTTCGCACAGCAAGAAGGCGAGATCGCCAACCTGCTACGCGAAGCAGACCTGCCGAACCAACATCCACTCGATGGACTGCTCGAGGTCGTCCGACACACGGGCGCGATGATGCGCGTGCTGAGCGGGCTGTGTGCGCAACTGGAAGAGACAGGCGAAGTCAGTGTGCACTACGATGAGAAGGATCAGCCGCACTACCGCATGGTGAACAACGCCATCGTCGGTGTCAATCATGATGGTGATGGCGCCGCACACGTGCTGGTGTTGCTCTACGAGAAGTGGAGCGGCCTGTACATGCGTGCGTGCAAGACAGCGCTCGACGCGAACATTGATGAACGCATGGTGCGTAACGCAACGGCGACAGGCGATGCGTTCCTCAGCGCGTTCACAGTGGCGCTGAACGAAGCACAGTTGCAGCCCGACCAGAGCGCGCGACTGAGCAAGGCACTGGCGCGGGAGTTGCGTAGCCTGGTGTCGCCTGTCGCCGGCCTACCGATTGGGGATTGATGATGGCACGTGCACCGCACGTACGCAAGCGAACCACGAAGAAGGCGAACGAACCAGCAAGCGATGCGAATCCGATCGCACCAGTGAAGCCCGTGCACACGGCGCTGGATGATCCCGCGCTCGTCGTACCGCAGGTGACTGTCAGGTGCGTGAACGCGCGCTGCTCACAGTACGACGTGGAACACATCGTGCCTGCTGGTGTTCTGGTGGCCACTGGCGTCATCGCGGCGTACAGGCTGCTCACGTGCAGCGTGTGCGGCATGGATCTGTTCAACACATGAGCGCGCTACTGCGCTGGGCTCAGGCGTTGGTTGCCGTGCCGTACATGTGGGGAGGCAGCGACACACAGTCGTTCGACTGCTCGGCACTGGTAGCACGGACGCTGGACATGCCGTGATCCTGGTGTGGACGCTGGCTGTGCAGCGTGTGGTCGTCGGCAATGACAACGGCTGGTTCCGGCACCTGCTGGACTACCGCCTCGCCGACAACGTTGCGATAGACGCACTGCGCTACATCACCATCGCGTGTGCTGCATTCATCGTTGTCTGGTGCTTCAAGAAGTATCAACACAAGGCGCCGATCGTTGAGCAGTTGCGCTGGACGTTCTTCCTGCTGTTCGGTGTGTTCGTGTTCCTGCAAGAGGCCGATCAGGTAGGCCAGCCGTTCCTCGTGTGGCGTTCACCCACGTTGCTGACGCTGTGTGTGCTCGGCATCGTCATCCAATGGTTGAGGGAGCGCATACGTGAACGGCGATGAACTCATTAGCCATCTCGGGCAGTGGATTGATGACGTCGGTGAGCAGTACACCTATGTCGTGCACACGGCAGGCACGCAGGTACAGCACCGGACGTTCGTCCGTCAACGTTGTGCATGGTGTGGCGAACTGCTGCTGAGCGTTGACCTGATGCAGTTCCCCATCCTCATCGGCCAAGACGGTTCGAGCGGCATACCGATACAGACGTACGTGCTGGGCAGCCCTGTTCGTAAGTACGAGAACGGCAACGTGGAGGCAGGCAATGAGTGCGACATCGCAACGTGTGCGAGCGAGCATGATGGATGACGAGCGGCGTGTACGACGTGCACGGCTGATGCCCCGACGCTTCGCTCTGGCCGCAGGCAACGTCAACCTCGCGGTGTACACCAGCCCGCACAGCGTGCCGACGGATGATCCGTTGCCCGCGCTGCTCAAGATCCTGAACGGCGCCAAGCGCAGCATCGTGTTCAACGCCTACTCGTTCACCGAGCCGAGCATCGCTGCTGCCATCATCGCTGCACAAGTGCGCGGTGTGATAGTGAGTGGCGTGCTTGACGCCAGCGAGTACAAGCAGAAGAACGCGCAAGGCCCTGCACTGCTTGCGGCCGGTATTGACTTCAGGCTGTGGGGCGGCGAGTACAACTTGGCTCATGAGAAGGTTGCTGTCGTTGACAACTACTGGCTCGTCAGTGGTTCGTACAACTGGACAACGAGTGCCGAGAAGAGCAACCGCGAGATCATGACCGTGGTGTACGGCGTGCAGGTGGGTCGCAAGGCCGGGCCACTCATCGCCGCTCAAGTGGCTGCGACGTACGCCGCTGGTCGCCTGCCGTCTTGACGACGTAGCACGGCAACGCCTGCACGGTTGGCCTGTTGCAGACGCACCATGCGCGGTAGGGTGCACGGCACAAGGGCAAGCCAACCCGAAGGAGCAGTCTCATGACAATGGTCCGCGCACTGTACTCGCTGGACTTCACCGACACGCCGCTTGACAGCCTGGCCGACGCGCATGATGTCAACATCACGCACCCGCGCCTGAACGGTGCGGTGTGTCTCAGCGTCAGTCCATACGAATCGAATCATGAAGACGTCGTGGTGGTGCACCGCGATCACGCCGGGCAGTGGCAGTGGACGCGCGTCGCACGCAACCACGAGAAGGTGAGTTGGAGCGGGCAGCACTTCGCCAGCAAGCGCAACGCCAAGCGTGCGGCACAGCGCGTCAACCCTGACGCGAAGGTGCAGGTTGCGCGATGAGCGACAACGAGCACGTGGTGTTCATGGTGCCGTGTACGTGGTGCAACACACACGTCGAGGTCGCCGGCACTGAGACGTGCATCCTCGGCAAGGCACATGCCGGTGGCGTGTACGTGTTCAACTGCCCGAGTTGCGGGCGCACCATCACGAACGAGTGTTGCGAGCATCAGGCGCAGGCGCTCGTCGGTGCAGGTGCGATGGTTGTTGAAGTGTCGGAGTTGCCCGCTGTGTCGGTGAGTGACATCACCGAAGGCGACGTAGCGCGCTTCATCCAGCAACTGGATCACCTGTGAGGGGCGAGGAAGCACGCTACAAGGCGAGTCGGCGATCCGCTCTACGACGACGGCAGCCACACGTTCATCCCCGGAGGAACCGAGAGATGAGCGACGCCCCCGTTATTGAACGCGGCCACCCGCGGAGCTCGACGTGAGCGTCTGCCCGGACTGTGGCAGTCGGCTCGTAGAGGTCGACAACCCGCTACGCCGCGAGGTCCGGCACCCGCGCGGTGTCGAATGCAAGCCGATCAACTATGAGGCGTTCGCGGCCTTCCTGGACGGCATCGAGATCAAGTTCGCCTGTGGCTACTGCCGTGGGATGCCAGGCCACGCGCCGGGCTGCCCGATGGGCACCGAGGTGCGCTGCGACTGCTGCGAGCAGCCGTTTCCGGCGGGCACACGCGCAAGGGTTGACCCCGAGAGTGGCGCAATCATCTGCGCCGAGTGTTACGAGGCGTTGTCCTCGTGATCGCCCGTACCCCGCTGCCGGATCCTGGCATATGCAGGCGTTGCGGCAAGACACGTGGCAGAGCACCGTCGCACCGCTTCGGAGTGTGTGACGACGGACACTGGATCGGTCGCTACCCCCGACGGCATCGTGGAAGGCATCGAGCATGTACGCCCACCGACGTCCCCGCGCGCGCTCGCGGCGCGACCGTCACCGACGACCTCGCAGAGCTGTACGAGCAGTTCATGGCTGAGTGAGGAGAGGTCAAGTGCATCGTCACTGGTTCGCGTTCCACCGACACCCGCGATGGCATGGGCACTGCACGCCGTACCTCGACCCGACGACTGGCCGACCGAGTGCCTTCCTTGCCCATTCCTGCCGCCGCTGGCACTTCCACGGTCCGTTCAGCCACCGACACACACCGAACGGCAAGTGAGCCCGATGACCACTGATCCTGTCTCCTCTCCCACCGACGACGGCGGGGAGAAGCGACCACCACTCGGTATCGCGGACCTCACCTCGGCCGACCCGCTAACACACACAAGGCTGTTCGCCACTGGCTACTGGACGTGGTGTCGTCGCCACGAACGCGCCGAGCACAGCAGCAGCTCGACGGTTCATGGCGGTGGCCGTAGCCACGTACAGGACTGCATCCCCATCGGCCCGTTCATGTCGCGAGATGAGGCTGAGCGACTTGACGGTTGGCCTTACGGTCGCAGACCCGACAGCCAACCGCCGCTCGGCATGGGGATCGAGCCGTGACCGCCTCCTACCTGCCACGTCACCGGGCCGACAGTGAACCGGACGACGGTGAGGGCAAGAGATGAGCGACCGACCGAGTCTAGGCGAACTGTGGCATGTGGCGTACGCCGAGCACGGCAACGCCGAGGAAAAGCGCCGGGAGCGGTATCGCGAACTGCTACTTGAGCACGGCCACCTGGTCGAACGCAAGCCTGGCGACGACCCGAACCTGCCGTGCGGTTGGCCGTCATGAACGCGCCACGACGTCGATCATGCGGGCGCATTGCCGAAGCAACGCGTCGAGAACGCAAACACATGAAGTACCATCTGCGCGTGTGTAGCACATGCGAGTTCGTGCAGGTGTTGCTGCCCCTCACGGCCGCTCAAGACATCTGGTACTGGAAGCATGTACGCCCACTGACGTACATCAAACTGCGTCAACCAACAGAAGGAGTGTAATGCCCGAAGCGAAGTTCCCAGAGGTCAACGGCAAGATCGTGCCGCACGTGCGGCTCACGGCCAGCAAGGAGAACCGGAAGCCCGGCGGCTCGCTCAAGTACACGGTCGAGGTCTCAGGGCCGCAGGCTGTGCACGGCGTCGTCCAGCCGTCAGGCTCGGTGTTCCTGACAGGGCCGAGCAACACCACGCTCTACACGACGCTGAAGGATGGCGTCGCCGAGTTCAAGGTGCACGCGCCGATGAATGGCGACTACTCCTTCAACGCTGGCTACGAGGGAGACGAGATCTACTACTACGCTGCCAGCAACTACGTCAAACTACACGTCAAGACGGCACGCGCCAAGTAGCATGCAGCGAACGGCCACTCGACTGGAGGGATCCTTGCATCATGAACAACCAGAACGACGAGTGGCCGTTCGCTGACGACCCCGACGCCCTCTTCCGGCAGAACGACGCGGTGCTTGCTTCCCTGCCGCTGGGCCACCCGGCAAGCAAGGCGGGGCTCGTCGCAGACATCAGGCCCGCACCACGCATCCCTCGCGAACAGTTGAACCCATTGCCTAGCGTTCGGGTCGTCGTGACGATCGCTGTGCTTGCCGCGCTGTACATCGCCGGCATCATCCTCGTCATGGTTACCGCCTGATGGTGCCACCGACGTACGTCGATGTCGGGCCGTATCGCTACCGCATCGGCTGGACCGAGAAGCGTTGGCGCAAGGTCATTCGACAGACCGAGAACGTGAGCAGCGCGTACACCTGCAACGCAACACTCCGCATCGACATTGAGCCAGGCCTCGCGTACGGCGCAGCGCGTGAAGTGCTCATGCACGAGTTGATGCACGCCGCTGCCAAGTGCTCCGTCGGGTGGGACACGATAGACGTTGCTGCGGAAGGCATCGATGGCGAGGAACTGGCCATCCGCATGTTGAGCCCGCACATGTTGGACATCTTGCGTCGTAACCCGCACGTCGTGGCTTGGCTGACAGCGTGAACATGCCTCGGGTGCTGCGCACGCGATGCCCGACGTGTGCCGTACCGCCGGGTCGGTTGTGCCGTCGGGTGGGCAGCACACATCCGGCTGACGAGTACGCAAACGGGTACACGCATGCCGAACGACGTCGGCGAACGCTGCTGAAGGGCAAGTTGACACTCATCGAGTGCGCCTGATGCTGCACCTGCAAGACGACAACTCATGGGCCGACTACCTGGCCGAGCGGCTGGATCCGACACCTAGCCCATACAAGGGTGAGCCCGTCAAGTGGGTGAACGAGGTTACGCACGAGTTCGTCACGAGCGATCAGGCGAACATCATGGGCAGCGTCGTGACAAACCGTTACACCGCTGTCCAGTCATGTCACGACACTGGCAAGAGTTGGACGGCCAGCCGCATTGCCGCGTGGTGGCTGGACAGTCATCCGGCCGGCGAAGCGTTCGTAGTCACGACGGCTCCCACTGCGGCTCAGGTGAGCACGGTGCTATGGCGCGAGATCGGCAAGGCGCATCGTCAGGGTCAGTTGTTCGGCTACATCACCGGCGACAATCAGTGGAAGATCGATCATCCTGGCAGTGCGCCTGAGATCGTGGCGTACGGCCGCAAGCCTGCGGACTACAATCCGGCTGGCTTCAGCGGCATCCACGCGCGGTACGTGCTCGTCATCATCGATGAGGCATGCGGCGTACCGAAGGCGCTGTATGAGGCTGTCGATTCGCTGGCAACGAACAAGAACGCGCGTGTGCTAGCCATCGGCAACCCGGACGACCCCAGCAGTTACTTCGCCAAGGTCTGCGCGCCGGGAAGTGGCTGGGTCGTCATGCGGCTGGACGCGCTGACGCAAGCCACGTTCACCCGCGAAGAAGTTGCCAAGTACCCAGCCGTCCTTGCGTACATGATCGAGAGCGGTATTCCGCCCAGCACCGAGTTCATCCCCGAAGCATTGAAGGAGATGCTGGTAGATCCATTGTGGGTTGACGAGCGCATCCGCATGTGGGGCGTCGACAGTCCGGTGTTCGCCAGCAAGGTACGCGGCCTGTTCCCCAACGTCACGAATGACACCTTGATCCACCCGCACCTGGTCGTCTTGGCGCAGGCCCGAGAGACCGAGCCACGACCGATGATGAGCCGTATGGGCGTTGACGTGGCGCGGTACGGCGTTGACCACACGATCATTCTGCTTCGACAGGGTCAACACTCCCGCGTCGTGCAGGACATTCCGTACGGCCCGACTACGCAAACTGCCGGGCTCATCCAACTAGAGGGTCAGAAGTTCGTTGATCGCGGCATCGTGCAACCACCTGCGAACGTGGATGACGCTGGTGTCGGTGGCGGTGTGGTCGACATTCTCGTGGCCAACAACTATCCTGTCGTGCAGATCCAGCCCGGTGGTGGCAGCGAGCAGAAGATGAAGAACGGCAAGAGCCGATTCTTTGACAGGCGTAGTGAGTTGCTGTGGAACGTGCGAGAGGCGCTTGCAGGACCGAGCCAGACAGGCGAGGATGGCTGGCTGGACCTTGACCCACTCGACGCGGAGATGTTCGCACAACTGACAAACATCAAGTATCGCGTCAACGAGCATGGCCAGATACGTGTCGAGAGCAAGGATGCAATGAAGGCACGCGGCTTGCCGTCGCCGGACCGTGCAGACGCGCTGTCATACAGCATTGCACCGGATGAACCAATCTGGCGGGCAGCAGAAGACAGCATGATCACGGGTGGCTTGCTCGCCGAGAGATGGTAGCGTGCGCGGCAGCCATCAACCTGGAGGATGACCATGAGCGGTTTCTCGAACGCTGGCAAGGACTTGATGCTCGCTGCGCTGCCAGCCGCGCCGAAGGTGAGCCTTCACTCTGCCGACCCTGGTGACGCGGGTGCGAACGAGCTCACGACTGCGGGTGGCATCTACGCACGGCAGACCGGCGCGCTTGCTGCGGCCGCTGGTGCCGGGCCTGTCACCTGAGCGTTGACGGTCGCCACTGCGCATGGCGTACCAGCGGGCAGCACGGTTGCCTACGTCGGCGTGTGGAGCGCAGACGGCACCACGTTCCTGGACTCATTCCAGGTCACGAGCGAGTCGTACAACGGGCAAGGCACCTATCAGGTGGATGCCTCGACCCTGGGCCTGACGTAAGAACTCGGCTCAACTAGCCAGAGAGGCCCGACGTGGGCTTCGTCCAACTTGTCGCGCCACTCAACAGTGGTGTCGTCAACGTCGCCACGACGCCTGGCAACGACATCGTCACTGCGGTCGAGGTCGTCAACGCCAGCCTGATCGGCGTCACCGACACGCAAGGCAACACGTACGATGTTGAGGTTGCCGGTGCGTCTGGATCACACTCTCGTATTGCGATCGCGCGAGCACGCAACACTACGGCACTCGCGCCTGGAGATGTCCTCAGTTTCACTTTCTCTGGCACGGCAGGTACGACAGGCGTTGTGATCGCGGAGTACACACCGCTCGGTGACATTGATCAGTTCGCCTTGTCTTCGGTGACCAGCACGACAACGACAACAACAACGACCGCTCCAACGACGAGCGACAACGAGAGCGCGATTACCGCCTTCGGCCAGCCGCAGAACGTCGGCGGCAGCGTTGACGCCAACTGGACTCGTCGAGACAACACCATCCGCGCGCTTCTGGCTGATAGGACTGGCATCCCAGTCGGAACGGCTGTCTCCGCCACGTGGACGGTTGGCTCTGCTGAGTTCCAGCAGGTGGCGGTCGTTACCTACATCACGAGTCCTTCATACAACTTTCACGGTGGCGGCAGTTCCACTGCCACGACAACGTCAAGCGGTAGCGGCCATGCGAAGCATCATGCCGCCGGAGCCAGCACAGACACACAGACGACAGGTGCGCGCGCTGGGCACAAGGTTGACCGTGGCAGCGGCGCAACGACGCAGGCTTCGGCCAGTGCTGGAGTGGGCCACGCCATCCGAAGAAGTTCCGGTAGCACAACGACTTCGACAGTCAGCAGTGGTGCTGGTCTGGCCTCCCGACGAGGCTCTGGCGCAGCCACCGACGCTACGATCACCAACGGTACGGACGGTGTCGCCGCGCGGCATGGCAGTGGAGCAACGACGCAGGCGACCATCAGCACGGGTAGCGGCGAGGCCGACCAGAGCGGCTCGGGTGCTGGCTCAACCACCCTCAGCACGTTCACCAACGGGCTAGGACACAAGAGTGCGGGTGGCGACGGAACGTCCACTGGCGTTACTACTGGTGAGATCACTGGCCACAAGACGGCCGATGCAGGCGGCGACGTACTGGACGATACGATGAGCGTCGGCGAAGGCGTCGCACAGCGGCAAGGTGACGGAGCGTCAACCGACGATACGGAATCTGTCGGTTCAGGTGACGTGATCCATCATGGAGCCGGATCGTACATCGATCTGGAGCACAACGCTGGACGAGGTCATGCAGGTCACGACGGCTTCGGTAGCACGCTGGACACAACGCTGTCGTTCGGTGCTGGCGGTGCGGTGTTCACTGAGAACCTCGCCTGGATGGTTGGTTGCTTGGAAGAGAAAACGCATTGGATGGCAGAGAACATGGCATCCTATCTGTCCTGGTCGGCAAGCGAGATGGCGGAGGTCTGATGCAGATAGACAGAGACAGTGTGGGCTATCGCGTCTTCTCTCTCACTGCTACGGACATCACGGGCGTCAAGGTGGTGGTGTTGTCGCCTGTCTACGTGGCGATCAAGCCGCTGGGTGAACGACCGAAGGATGATGACTGGATAGGCTGTATCTTCAGCGATCAGGTCCTCAACACCGTTGAAGTGCCGTTCAACTTGGAAGGAGGCTTCAACATCAGCGCATGGGATCCTGGCATGTATCGATGGTTCATCAAGCCAACTTATGCCGACGACACTCCGGTTCTGCTCGGTCCTGACTTCCTGGAGATCCTGTGACAACGGAATCCGACTGGTTGGAGGATGATGACCTGTGGTTCGCCTGTGGCGAGGATCCCGCGTTGTTTGTGTTCGTGCTGCGCAAGCGCGGTCGGGTGCAGGTGCCGGAGCGTTGGGCGCCCCGCAAGTTGCCGCATCCGATAGCGGGCGGCGTGTCTCCAGTGGTCTTGCAATGACGCGACACGTGTTAGCGTGCCGCCCGTGACGGCACCCGTGAGTCCTCCAACACAGACGATCGGCTATGTCACCGAACCGACGCCTGATTGGTCTCACTTCGGTGCGTCCGCCGCAGGCCTCGGCGGTGACGACCTTGAAGACGTCCCTGCGCTCCGCTGGCCGAACAGCGTGCGTGTCTTCCACCGCATGCGCACGGATGCCCAGATCGATGGACTCATCCGTAGCGTTGTTGCGCCACTGCTGCGCCTTGACTGGAGGATCAACCAGAATGGTGCGCGCGACGAGGTCGCGCAGGACATCAGTACGCAGTTGAACTTGCCGATCAAGGGCGACAGCACGGAGTTCGTACAGCGTGGACGCAAGCGGTTCAACCACAACGAGCATCTGCGCATGGCGCTGCTGTCACCGACCGTCTACGGCCATATGTTCTTCGAGATGATCGGGCAAGTGCTTGACGACACGCTTGCTTGGAAGTTGAACAAACTGGATCCACGCATGCCGCAGAGCCTCTCGCGCATTGACGTGGCCAGCGATGGTGGCCTGATCGACATCGTGCAGTTCGACAGGACCAACTATCGTGGCAGGCCGATCCCCGTCAGCCAACTCGTCGGCTATCCGTGGGAGAAGGAAGGCGGCAACTGGACCGGCCGCAGCATGATGCGCCCGCTGTACAAGTATTGGCTTCTGAAGGATCGCATGCTGCGCGTCGATGCCATGAAGAACGAGCGGTTTGGCCTTGGCATTCCGTACGGCACCGCTGCGCCTGGCGGCGACCCGGCGAACATGGGCAAGATGGCGCAGGCAGCGCGTGCCACAGAGACAGGTGGTGTCGGGCTACCCAACGGCGCCAGCGTCGGCATCGCCGGCATCAGTGGCACGTTGCCCGACACGCTCGCGAGCATCCAGTTGTACAACGAGGAGATGGCTCGTTCATTCCTAGCGATGTTCGTCAACCTCGGAACGACACAGACGGGCAGTCGTGCGCTCGGGGAGTCGTTCGTCAACTTCTTTGTTGATGCGTTGGCAGCCTTTGCCAACTGGTACATGAACATCACGAACGAGCATGTCATCGAAGACATCGTTGACTGGAACTGGGGAGTGGACGAGCAGGCGCCACTCCTGGAGTGGAGTGAGCGCGAAGAAGAGCCGCTCAGCATCGCCGACCTCAGCAACTTGATCAAGAGCGGCGCACTGGTGGTTGACGCTGAACTCCAGACCTGGATCCGCCAGCGGTACAGCATGCCCGACTACAAGGGTGACGCGCCGTTGCCGACCAAGCCCGCTACTCCGGTGCAGATCAGTCCGAGCGGTGAGTCCGCGGAGCCTCAGCCAGACGAGGGCGAAGAGCCCGTCGGCCCGCCACCCGTGCAGAGCGGCGGTGCTCCGAGCAAGGGCACGCCGAAGGACAAGCGGCTGAAGGAGAACAAGAAGGCCAAGATCACCAGCCAGGAAGGCAGCAACATCAAGAGTTCTTCCCAGACGGCGAACAACGACAACGTCGGGCACCGTCAGCCCACTTCGATTGAAGTACAGGCAGCCACTGACTTCGCTGCGCTGCAACAGACCTGGACGGAGCAGACGACAGACATCGTCGACGAGTGGTCCAGCGTGCGCAGCAAGCAGATCGACGCGCTGGTGAAGGACGTTGAGGCGGCTGTCAAGGCAGAGGACAGTACGGCGCTTGCCACTTTGACTGCCCCGACGCTCGGCGCAGACATCATCAAGAAGCACATGGTGGCAATGGCCACCCTCGCTGTCGCAGAGGCGAAGAAGGAAGCCAAGGCGCAGGGCGTCACACTAGATGCTTCGGTTGACGACCTGGACTTCGCCGGCAGAGCGGATGCGGTTGCCGCGTTGATGGCTCGCGGTCTCGGCGACAGCGCCAGCAAGAACGCCATCCTGCGTTATGGGACGACGAGCGCTGCGAAGGACGTGGCCGCTGGCGTGCGTAGCAAGTTGGAAGGCCTCAGCGACTCGTTCCTCAAGGACACGCTGGGTGGCGCTATGACGCAAGCGCAGAACAGCGGTCGTCGCTTGGTCATGAGCAAGGGCGACGATGCGACAAAGTTGTACGCCAGCGAATTGCTCGATGAGAACACCTGCGAGTTCTGCGAGGGTGAGGATCAGACAGCGTTCAGCAGCATGGCTGACGCAGACGAGGCATATCCGGCTGGCGGCTTCGTCGACTGCCTGGGTGGGCCACGTTGTCGCGGCACCGTGGTCGCTGTGTACGGCGAAGGTGCCTGATGGGTACGTTGCACCAGCCGCGCATCGTTCGGGCCACCGCTCCAGTGACAGAGCCAAGCGTTGAGCCGCCGTTCGAACCCAATCTTGTCACTGTGCCAAACGTTGAACTGATCGAGGTTGGCGAGGACTGGGAGACGAGCACTGGCGTCTTCACGTGGGGCGAGGATGATCTGATCAGTGGCATCGAAAGCCAAGAAGACCCGGCAGTGCGTACACCAGTGCTGAAACTCGGCCACGTTGATCCGCGCTTTGACGGTCAACCTGTCTTCGGCAGGATCATGAACATGGCGCTGACCAACAATGGGCAGACGTTGGTTGGCGACCTGGTCGGCGTGCCTGCCTGGTTGGCGAAGGTCATGTGGGCTGCCTACCCGCGTCGTTCGTTTGAAGGACGGGTGCAGTACACAACACGAACAGGCAACAAGTGGCCTCTCGTCGTGGAAGCCTTGAGCCTACTCGGCACGGCGTATCCCGCGATCAACACGCTGGAGGATCTCCAGCAGATGTGGGGTGACGTACCGCCACCGTTGTACCCGGCAGAGGATACCGACGAAATCCTTGCCAGCGAAGGAAGTCTCATCAGAGCAAGGAGGGTGGAGCCCGTGAGATGGCGAAAGAAGAATGACGAGCGTACCGGGGAGGTAAGCGCCGCAGCGGGTGACGTGGCTCAGGCCAGCGTCAGTCTCGATGAGATGCGCATGGCGTTCTACGAAAGCCTCGGTCCGACTCAGATGTGGTGGTGGGTTCGCCAAGTTCTGGTCAATCCGCTGCAACTGGTGGTCGACGATGATGAGGGCGGCTTGTGGCTAGTTGACGTCACTGTCGGCAGCGATGACACCGTCACCTTCGGAGATCCGACTCAGGTGAAGGTCGAGTACGTGGCAGCGGCGAAGGCCAATGGCATTGCTCGACAAGGTCAGTTCATCGCTAGCAAGTTCGGCGATGCGAAGTCCGCAGGAGGAAGAGTCCGCAGTGCTACGGTTCCGCCATCTCAAGGCGGGACGACCGATCCCGTGACCGAGGAGGACACAAACGACATGAAGCTCACTCCGGAGGCTCTCGCGAAGATCGGTCTTCCGGCCGATGCCACCGAGGACCAGATCAACGAGAAGTTGCTCGCGCTGAGTGACGACTCGGGAGGCGAAGGCAATCCTCAGGCACAGCCCGAGACGCCCGCCACCGACCCCACTGCGCAGCCCGCCACGGGCACGCCAACTGGTACGCCGGATCCGGTCGCCACGCCTGGCACCGGCCAGCCTTCCACCGTCGCGCCATCCGAGGGTGCACCTGCTGCACCGGCCGAGGGCGCGCCTGCCACGGGAAGGACCACTGAGGTTCCGGCGGTTCCCGAAGGCATGGTCCTGGTGGATCAGGATCAGTGGTCGACGGTGCAGGAGAGCATCGCCGCCAGTGAAGCCGAGCGTCGGCAGCGTGCCGCCGAGCAGCGTGATGAGTTCATCGCAGCCGCTGTCAAGGATGGCAAGTTCCCGCGTTCCTCCATGGAGAAGTATAAGACCATGTGGGACAACGAGATCAAGGCCAGTGGCAATGCGAACGACACGCGCGGCCTGATCGAGCAGATGGCGAAGGGTCTCATCCCGACCACTCAGCGCGGCGTGGCTGCCGAGACAGACCCGCAGGTGAAGGCGTCATATCCGGAAGCGTGGAGGCCTGCGCGTGCCGGAACCGGCTCGATGGTGAAGGTGGCGAACGACTGATGGCGAACGACGCAATCCCGTTCTTCGAGGACGGTGACGAGCTCACCTGCACCGTGACCGGAGCGGCAGTGAGCGGCAAGACGCTGGTGAAGATCAGCGGAGATCTGGCAGCCGACGGAACCTTCCAGGTTGCTACGGCCGTGGCCGGCGACTACGCGCTGGGCGTTGCCATGTGGGATGCAGCGGTGGGTCAGCGTGTCACCGTGCACACGATCGAGAGCCATCACTGCATGCCCATCGTGACGGCAGGCGTGCTGGCAGCCAACGATCCGGTGAAGGTGACGGCCGCAGGCATGGTCGTCAAGGCAAGTGCAGGCGACGCGGCCGTCGGTCGCGCCGGAACGAGTGCCGCGAGCGCAGCCGACGGCATGATCCTTCTTTCTCGTCACACGGCCTGAGGAGGGCTACAACAGTGAATCCACAGTCCGTCCTCATCCATGAGGACATCGACAGGCCGGAACTTCGCCAGCGCGGTAGTCGCTGGTTCTGGGACTTCGGCGATGTCCAACTGCCGGTGATCGCCGGAGGTTCGCAGACCTTCGATGAGCCGGTGGCGCACCCGCTCGGTCCGCCCGTCATCACGGGTACCGACATCACCGTGGACCTGATGCTGGATCAGCCGACGCGCATCACGTCGTACCTGATGGACATCACGCTCCAGCGATTCTTGCTGGATCGCATCTTCAGCACGCCTGGCGGCGTGACCGGCGGTGCGGTGGTCTACGACGTGGTGCAGGAGAACGACCTGTACACCGATCGTGATGTCAGCAACGTCAGTCCTGGTGGCGAGTTCCCGGTGGTCACGAGCCATCGTCGTGCGCCGCGAGTTGCTGAGGTCGAGAAGTTCGGTGGCAAGTTCTTCTTCACCGACGAGGCCCGCGACCGCAACGATCAGGCCGCTTTCCGCAACCAGAGCACGCGCCTGGGCAACACCATCGTTCGCAAGTTGAACACGCGAGCGGTCGAGGTTCTGGAAGATGCCATCAGCGACAACAACGGCTTCTCCCAGTTCACGGGCAACGACTGGAGCACCGCGATCCCGAACGGTGCCAACCCCACCATCCCGGCTGAGACGCCTGGAGCCGACTTCGCGATGGCCAACCTGATGGCCGACCAGCGCGAACTCGGCCTTACCTACGACACCGCGCTCGTGAACCCGGTGCAGTTGAACGCCTTGCGGCTGTTCTACCGCGACACGCTCTCGCAGATGCTGAGCGACAACGGTTACCGCGAGATCTACGCATCCAACCGAGTTCCGGCGGGCACGGCGTACTTCGTAGCGTCCGGGCAGTTGGGCGAGATGCGCATCGAGCAGCCGTTGGCGACCGAAGCGTGGCGCGAGCCCGAGACTCAGCGATCCTGGGTCCAGAGCAGTGTCCGCCCGGTGATGTACGTCACGAACGCTTTCGCTGTCGTCAAGGCGACAAGGCTGGGAGGCTGACGTGGCTGAGGTACTCATCAGGCACGGTGCTGCGCGCTACCGCGTGCCGCATGGCAAGGGCTACGTCATCCGCACTGCCTTCCGAGGCATGAAGGTCGACGTTCCTCAGAGTGAAGCCGACAGGCTGATCCGCGAGGGCGCTGCCGTTCCGCCGGATGAGGAGCTCGCGAAGAACGGGCGCATGCTTCCACTGCCCAACACTGCGAGCGATCAGGAGCTCATCGCCTGGGTCAGCGTGGCAAGCAAGGCAGAGATCGAGGCAGAGATCGAGGCGCATCCGCACCTGGCCGACAGGCTGCTCACCGCAGCCGACGCTGTCAAGAAGCGTCTCGAAGAGCAGAACGAAATCCTGGGTGGCCTACAGGACACCGTGGATGCCGGGCTGGATGCCGCTGCCAAGCGAGAGCAGGCCGAGGCCACCGCTTCGGCTGGCAGTGCCGATGATGGTGCTGTGCCCGTTCCGCCTGCGCCGGGTGCCGTGCCGCCTGCGACCGACGGGTCGGTCTCACCAGAGTCGGGCGGTACACCTGCCGCGCCATCTGTCTCCGGCACGGAGGTGACCCACGATCTCGGTGAGGTCGTCAAAGGTTCGATCAAGAAGGTGAGTCAGTTCCTGAGCGAGAACCCGGACAAGGCATCTGCTGTGCTCGAGGCCGAGAAGGTCCGCGCCGCACAGCCGGACGCCGACCCGGATCACGTTCGTGAAGGGCTCATCAAGGCGGTCAGGACCGCTGCGGCGCACGCCGCGCACTAAGCAAGGAAGCGTTGTAGGTGCCGACCGCAGAAAGGCAGCCGACCGTGGCTAAAGTGGGTGGAATCATCCGCGCC